GATCATATGCCGATTCATGAGGTCATTCCCACGCCAAGTGTTGGGTTGAATCGTGCGCTTGGCGGAGGTTTGAATACAGGAGCCACTCATTTGTTTTGGGGAACGCCTTCTGTTGGTAAAACGACGATGTGTTTCAGAATTTTAGCGGAAGCGCAGAGGCGTGGTTATCGCCCTGTAATTATTGACTCAGAGTATTCGTATAATGATGAGTACGCAAAGAAGTGCGGAGTCAATATTGAGGATGTTGTCGTTATTCAGTCAACTATTGTTGAAGAGATTATGAAAGCATTGATTGGGTATCTTACGAATGATGTGGAGAAACACATCTTCTTGTTTGACTCACTGTCTAACATTATTAAAGAAGAGTTTTATGATAAGCCTGAGGGTGGTAAGGCAATGGGGCTTCAGTCTCGTTCACAGGGTTATCTTCTTCAGAAGCTTGTTAACTATTTGCATAAAGAGCGAAACATTATGCTGTTTGTTGCTCACCAGACAGTTGACTTGAGTGGTATGTTTGCTGTTACTAAAGCTAAGATGGGTAATACTGTTCACCATAATATGCATAATATTGTGAAGTTGTTCTTGTCAATGTCTTCTAAGGAAATGGAGCGAGACGATGCTCACACTATTACTTCGCAACGTGCAGTGTGGACAATTGAAAAGACGAAGCAGATTCCGACAATCGGTGCTACAGGATTCTATTATGTACTACCACAGGCAGGTCAGATTGACGTTGATCGTGAGATTATTGATATCGCAGTTGAGATGGATATTATTCAACGCCGTGGAGCATGGTATTCTTATAACGATAAGAAGTGGAATGGCATGAATGCGATTGACCTGTCAGATGATGATAAGGCGGTCATTCAGAAGCAAATACTTTTGGAGAAAATGGATTCGTAAATGATTTTTTCAATACATACTGACGATCACATCAGGAGCGGTAAACAGAAGAATGGTTATTCCTACGGGTATAACCGAATTTGTAAGCATTTCTCCCAGTATCAGCATGATGGTAAAACCTTAAAGGTGACCAGGAATGATCCTCGGTCTCAAATTCAGTTGTTTTATATGGAGCCAGAGTGGTATAACCAAAACAACATGACCGACTTGAGGGAGCCTGGGTTTAAAAAGTTTCATGACCATCAATATAAGATACAAGGAACTCACCTAGAAGCAACGAAGGTGTGGAGTCATTGGATTGATTCCATGAATGCTGTGGATGAGATTTGGGTAGGTAACTACTTTGCTAGAGACGCTGTTATTAATTCCGGCATCACAACACCGACATATGTTTTTGAACATGGCATTGATGATATGTGGACTCCAAAACTTCGTGGTCAAGGAAACAAGGTGAGATTCCTTCACGTTGATTCAGGAAGCCCTCGTAAGCGTTCTGATTTGGTACAAGACGCTTTTATTAAACTGTTTGGTAGCAGAGATGATGTTGAATTAACTTTAAAGTACCACGAGAGTGAAGGCTATAGCGTCTTAGATTTGTTCAGCCGTGATGTGATTCGCAGCAATATTAGTAAAATCTATAAAACTCTATCGCAAGATGAAATGGTCAAATTGTTTCATGATCATGACGTACTTGTATATCCATCAGAGGGCGAAGGCTTTGGATTTATTCCTCTACAAGCCCTTGCAACAGGAATGCCAGTAGTCTCAACAAGTAGATGGTGTTCTTATGATAAGTATTTCAAAGACAATATCATTGAGTCAAAGCTGGGTAAGACAACCCATACTGGCTATGACCACGGAGAGGTTGTCCTTGCAGACTTTGAGTCTTTAATGCATTTAATGCAGAACGCTTATGACAATATAAATTCACAATCAGAATCCTTTTATAAACAAGCCGGAGCCGTATATGAAGAATATAACTGGCAGAAAAGAGTTAACTACATGCTTGATTCTTTAATCAACAGAGTCGGTATTGATATGTTGAAATCTGTATCAATAGAAGAAGACACCACTTCTCGTTTCATATACTTTCAAAGAGGGATTTCGTACCATACCAAATCTATGGTCACTTTCACAAGGGAAGACCCTCTCCATGTTGTCTCCGCTGAGGAATACAAGAAATTGATATCAATTGATAACTTTAGGGATCCTACCGAGCAAGAGCTCTCGGATTACCTGAGCTATTAACCTGTGGTATAATTATGCATGGTACTTTTTGTCGTTGTATTGATTATTGGAATATCAGCAATTGCTATTCTTCAGGCTAAATTACTTGTTGACGAAGTAAAAGAAAGTGCCAACTTGGAGAAGAAAGATGGCAGATAAGTTTTGGTACACAGCAAAAGTTCTTGGGGTTGTTGACGGAGATACAGTTGATCTCCTTGTTGATGTTGGTTTTGATATTCACTTCCAAATCAGGGTTCGCCTTCATGGTGTGAATACCCCAGAGAGCAGGACTACCAATAAACTAGAGAAGGCAGCCGGTTTGAAAGCAAAAGAGTTTGTAAAGCATTGGGCGGAAGAAAACCCAGTTGTTTTTATTAACACAATTGCCGACAAGAAAGAGAAATTTGGTAGAATCCTTGCTAAGATATATTCGGATGAAAAATTATCATCTTGTTTAAATGAAGAATTGATCACCAAAGGTTTTGCTAAAGCATACTTCGGTGAGAAAAAAACAGAGTTCACAAGTTAAATATTCGCTCTAGTAGAAAGAAAAAATATGCAAGCAATAGATTTGTTTTGCGGTATGGGTGGTGCTTCTCTAGGCATCAAGAATGCTGGATATGATGTAGTCGGCTTTGATGCTTGGAATCACGCTATTGTTTCTCATAATAGCAACGATATGCCAGCGGTCAAGATGTCAATCACAGAGACTACAGATTGGATATCTGTTTTGGAAAAGATTGGCATAAAGCCTGGAATTGATTTGCTGTGGGCGAGTCCTCCATGCCAGCCGTTCTCTCAGGCTAATGGTGGTGCTAAGAGTGTTGATGATTCCAGAGATGGATTCCCTGCCACTATTTCTGCAATTAAACAATTGGTTCCAAGACTTGTCGTTATTGAGAATGTAAAAGGTTTGGTGTCAAAGAATAACCTTGTTCATTTTAATAAATATGTCAAGCAGATTGAAGAGTTGGGTTACTCTGTAAAATGGGAAGTGCTGGATGCTTCTGATTATGGAATACCTCAATCAAGGAAGCGTTGTTTTATGGTTGCAAGGGCTGATTTTGCAGAACCTGTTTTCCCTGAAAAGAATCCCAACAAGATCACTATGGCTAAAGCATTGAAAAGGCATGACATTCCCCATTGGGCACATCAGCGCCCCTCTACGACGATTGTAGGGTCATTTAAGCCCGAAATGGTTGCTCCCCCAACATGGCGTAAACCTGGTGATGGACCAAGACAGAATCAACCCGATGCGATTTTGATTACTTTAGAAGAGGCATTGATTTTACAAGGGTTCCCTAAGAAATATACTGTGAGTGGACCAAAGACTGCACAATGGCTTCAGGTCGGGAATGCAGTTCCACCAAAAATGGCTCAACTATTAACGGAGGCTAACAAGCAACATGAAAAGAAATGAAAAAGAAGAAGCAAAGCGTGATGGTGCAAGACCAGTAAAGAATTCAGGTCGTGGAATCCGAAAGGGTGATGCGACAATGAATGAGTTTATTATTGATTACAAACACAATGGTAAGACTTTTACTTTAACAAGAGACGCTTGGATCAAATTACGGAAAGACGCTTGGAAATCAAATTACAAACATCCTTTAATTTCTGTAGTGCTTGGAGAAGACTCTGACGTAAAAGTTGGTATAATTGAATGGCATTTATTAAAAGAATTAATTGAAGGATCAGAATATGAATAAGAAATTTTTTGCGTATAAGCTTTATGAATTCAGATCATTTGGGGTAATGATTGACTATTGTGAAAAGCCATATCATGTTGGCTTCTACTTGTACAAGTGGGCAATAGGTATCACTTTTGGGAGTAAGAATGGTTAACATGCCGGATCTCTCTGACTCTGAACAGATTTCAGAGCAAAGAAAGACTATTAAGTTTTGGATTGACCACTGCCATTCTCTAGAGGATAGGATTGAAGACCTGAAGTGCCAACTAAAAATGGCGGTTGAGAAGGACAATGCATAAAATTCAACCTCCTAACGAAAAAGAGAAGAAATGGCTTAGGTCTGTTGATGAATTATCTAAGATCTTTTCAACCTGCTCCAGAAGGCAGTATGCATCAATAATAGTAGCAAGCAATGGTCGTGTTGTTGGTATGGGTTACAATGGCGCTCCTGCAGGATTCAAGCACTGCACTGATGGTGGTTGCCCTAGAGCTTTTACTGACGTTGAGCATGGAAGTGTCTATGACAACTGTGTAGCGATACACGCTGAGGCAAATGCTATTTTATGGAGCGATACCTCTGCAAGGCAGGGCGGAACTCTATTTGTTAATGGACCTCCATGTTTTAGTTGTGCCAAATTGATTGCAAATTCGGGGATCTCTAAGGTTGTTTTCTATCCCGATCAAGAATACGCAAACATTACTGATATACTGATTTTTTTAAACAAAGCAAAAATAAAAATAGCGATAGGAGAAAGATAATATGGCTGACATAGTGGTTGACCCAGACTGGCTCGCAAGCCAGATGGGTGATAAGGCTGAGGAATTTATTGAATGCATGAGGATTATTCAGGACATTATTGAGAATCCTAGTGATTATGTAGGTATGCAGGCAATTAAATATCTAAATGTACTTGCAGCTTATAGAACACAGATGATTGTTAAGTCACAAGCGTTTAAGCGCAGATCAAGCATCATGAATGAGCAAGATAAGTTAGTTAATGATATATGGAAGACAATGTATGAAGCATTAAGTGAGAACATTAACGCTCTCAAAATAGCAGCAAAGGGAACATCAAATTGAAAGCACTAAAGCAACTTAAGAACCCAATAGTGGTTGATAAAGAGCCGGTTATTGAACAACTTATTACAGATGCAATTGATGAGCATTTGCAGAAGAGAAATAAGCCAGCCTTAAAGAAAGTCAATGGCTTTCATCCAAGTTATACGAACCAATGCCAAAGGTATTGGAACTATCTCTTCCAGGGCGTAGAAGTTCAGACTTCTTTCAAATCTCAGACATATCGTATTTTTGACAATGGACACGCTGTTCATGAGAGACTTTACTCCTATTTTAGAGAAATGGGCATCCTTGTAGCAGAAGAAATCCCTGTAACATACGGTACTCCACCAATTGAAGGCACTGCGGATGGTATCATTGAATGGTACGGTCGTAAATTAATTGAGTTAAAGTCAATTAGTGCAGAGGGCTTTCATTACAGGCAACTGTATAACAAGCCTAAAGATGACCACTACAGGCAGGCACAGATTTATCTGAGATGTCTGGATTTGGATAGCGGGTATGTAATTTATGAAAACAAGAATAACCAAGAAATCCTCCCTGTATTCATAGAGAGGGATGATGCGTTTGTTGATAAGTTATTTAAAAAGTACAACACTATCTACACAGATTTTCAAAATGGCGATATGCCAAAGCACCCTTACAAGAGGTCATCTGCGCATTGCGCATCATGTGATCTTGCTGAGATGTGCTGGTCAGAAGGGGCGCAAAATGAGAGCAAGGAAGAACCGTTTTAATTCTGCTTATGCAGAATAACAATGTTTGATGAAGAAAGCCGGATTTGCTCAAACGAGGATTGTCTAAAGACATTCAGTGCAAAAGTATATAACGCTATGTACTGTTGTGCTGAATGTCGGAAGAAAGTTACTAATAAAAAACTACTTGATGCTTATTACGAAAAGAAATTAAATAAGAATAAAAAACGAGTATGTAAAACAAAAGTTTGTACAACGATACTATCAAGCTATAACAAAGAAGATATCTGTGAATCTTGTAAGCATGAGAGGTATATTAAAAGACTTATTTCTTGGGGTTGGGATGAAACCAAGCTTAGGAATGAGTTATAATATTATCTATGGGTTTAAGCTATCTTAAAAAGACTAATGTAAAAACAGTCTTATCAATAGACCCTGCTTCGCATTCCCTTGCCTGGTCTATTACTGAGTATGATAACGGCATCAAAGTAATCAAGACCGACAAGATCACTTTTGCTAAAGGGGCAGCGATTGAAGAAAAGTTCAATGCAATCAAACTCGGTGTTCAGAAGATATGTGAGCAGTACAACCCTCAAGTTTGCGTCATTGAACAGTCTGTCTATATCCAGAACTTTCAGACAAGCCGTTTGCTTTCATACATAATTGGATTCACCTGGGGTATTGCTTCTTTGCATTGCGAAAGTGTCATGGATGTAAGCCCATTGGTTTGGCGTAGTGGAGTAGGTTACAAGAACCTTACCGCAAAAGATAAAGAAGCCATGAGTAACGATGGCACGAAACGAAATATAGAACTGAAGAAGAAAGAGGAGAGGAAGAAGCGAGTCCGTATCATTATTCAAGATAATTTTGTAACTGACAACATTGATCTTGGTGATGATGATATTGTTGATGCCGTAGGCATTGGCTTGTGGTATTGGAAAGTGAAGGTGCAGAATGGCAAATGAGCCGTATAAAGACAAAGCGTGGCTTTATGAACACTACGTCACTAGAAGAATGAACCTGACTGATATTGTGAAGGTGCTTAAGCAGACTTACAACATTGAAGTTACGCCACAGGCTGTCTATAACTGGTGCGCTAAATATGAATTGCTTAAGTTCAGAGGCAAGGGACGAAACCTTGCTTCAACAACTTTGAGAAGACCGAAATCCCCTATGCAGGAAGCGGTTGAAAGAAGAAAAAGAGAACAACAGAAGGCTAATAAGCTTAGAAAGAAAGGTATGGGAAGATGAAAAGAAGTGTCACTATCAAGGACATTGTTAATTTTGCTCAGTTGGATATGATTTATAATCAAGTTCGTATGATTGAGGCAAAGCAGAATGAATCCGAGTATAAATGTTTGGGTTCAGGGAAGTGCTGTCACATTGGTTTAGTTATTCCAATGCTGGAGTGTGCAAACATTGCATTCCGTTTGAACCAGCAATACTATCTTCATATTGAAGACAAAGGGCATGAATTCGCTAAGGACTGGATGAATGGAGTCGTTGAGTCGCTTAAGCAAGCGATGTATGACGAGACATGGAAGCCAGGTGGAGAGACAGAAAGATTGTGCGCCTTTTATAAAGGTGGATGCACCATTTATGGTTATAGACCAATGGTATGTCGTTCTTTTGGAACGATCACCCCTGTTGATGATTTTTGTCCAAGAATTAGAAATGTTAATGGGAACATTGATTTCTTTTCCGGCGCTCCTGTCCAGAAAGTTGTAAAAGGTATTCAGGACTTGTTTAAAGAATATGCAAAAGACAAGCATGAGAATTACGACATGACCGTTTATATGCCGTTAGGTGTTCTGAGTTTCTTAATTGAAACAGAAGACTTGCAGAAATTGGCTGAAGATACGGATCCAAAATTCTGGGTTGGGACTTCTGGTTGGTTTAATTATAGAATTGAATACACGAAACTTCACGGATACAGCATTGAGGAATTGGAAAAGGCTGCTGGTGAAGGTGGAAAAGTTCTCGCCTTTGACCCTTCTTTGTAATCATGACGAAAATAATTTGGAATGGCACTAGCCTGCGTCAAAAAAGAAATGAAGGCTACAAGAATTCAGAAGATGAGATTGTATCAAGACTCATAAAGAATGGCTTGGATATCACAAGAGAGTGTCTTGTGCCAAAAGACGTTCAGTTTATAAACAACTCTGGCATTGGTTTGGCATACGAAAGCAATGCATCAGAGAGGGTCTCGTCTGATATTCTCATCAACAATAGATTACCTCATGATTACCAAGTCGGCTCAGGATATTCAATTGGCTTCTCATACTGGGAAACCAATAAGCTCCCGAGTCAATGGGTGACTAGAATGAATCAGATGGATGAGATTTGGACAACTTCTTTGTGGGCTAAGAATGTCTTCATTGACTCAGGGGTTATTGTGCCGGTTTATAATTTCTCATTGGGAATCCATAAGGAATTTTTCTATCCAATCTTGAGAACGAGAAAGTCGCCGTTTACATTCCTAAGCATTGGCTCTCCATCTACTCGTAAGAATAGCCAGGTCGCTGTTGATGCGTTTATAAAGATGTTTGGCGGGAAAGATGGGTATCGCCTTTTATATAAATCCGTTGATTGTCCTGACGCTAGATTGAAAGATGCAGGAGGAGGTGTTCTTCCTATCAGTAGTCACCCTCAGATTGATATTATTGATAAAGATGTTGACCTTGAGACTCTGAGTAAAATTTATGACTCTGTGGATTGCTTAATCTACCCGACAAGCGGTGAGGGCTGGGGGATTCTTCCATACCAAGCAATTGCAAAAGGTATTCCAACGATTTGCACTAATGCAACATCTTGTACTGAGTATGCAGAAATGTCTGTTCCTCTTGATTATAAGTGGAGTAATTACAACATGAGCGGTATATATGAGGACACTGGTACATGGGCAGAGCCAGACTTTGATGACCTATGTGATAAGATGTTATATGTCGTAAATAATTATGATGAGATTGCCAAGAAGACTTACGACAATGCAACCGCCCAATTTGAGACTATGACTTGGGATTGGGCTGCGAAAGGCTATTACGATAGATTATGTCAGATATTGAACCAGTAAGAGAGAAGACTCTCTTTGATAAAATTAGAGACGTTGAAGATGTGGGGCTTCTCCATGTTAAGGGTTATTCCAACCATGAGATTGCTTCACTTCTTGCAATAAGTTCTAACGACGTTAAGATGTATATTGAGGAGTACAAAAAGATCCTCAACAGGAAGGCTGACGAAGATCCATACTTCCTTGAAAGGGTTCAGTTTAATACAATCAAAGCTCTCAAAGAGTTTGATGAGTTAAGCAAAGAAGCCTGGGAGACAATTAACATTGCAACAGATCATGGAATGGTCGCAGCGAGAATCCAGGCTATTAAGTTAGCCGGAGAGTTAGCCACTAAGAAAGCTCAGTTGCATAAACTGATGGTCGGTAACAACTCCGATGCGGAATATATTGGAAGAATGCAGAAGGCAGAGAATGTCAACCAAATGCTTTCAAGAGTTCTCCGTGATGTTATTTCAAAGTTCCCAGAAGTTGCTGATGCTGTAAGAAGAGAATTGTCAACCGCTTTTGAAATCCTAGAAGAACCTGTTGAGGAGATCATAGATGCTGAATTTACAGAAGCCCCATGAGTTGAGAATTGGTTTTTTGCACAAACCCAAGGGAAAAACTTCATGTGTTGAGAACCTCTTTTTTGCACAAACCCAGGAGGTATTTATAAAATGACCGACTACCTAGGCGTTAATTTAAATTATGACGATTTTGATAAACTTCTTCGTCAAGATGAACTTATGGAAGCACCTGTATCTATTGAAACTTTTGTTCAAGATAAAAAATATTTAGGACTTCCTCCGCTTTCACCAATTCAATTGGAGATAGTAAAGCATAGCACCCAAATACTGAAACTTCCAACCTTAATAAAATTATATGGCGAAGAAGCTGGATTGGAACATTACAAAACATACACCGACAATGAAGTGATTTGTATGTTAGGAAAAGGTTCCGGCAAAGACCATTGTGCGAGAATATCTATTGCATATACGGCATATTTATTGCATTGCTTAAGAGACCCATTGAACTATTATGGTAAGGCTAAAGGTGTTTATATAGACCTGTTAAACCTTGCTGTAAACGCTCAGCAAGCCCAAAGAGTATTCTTTGAACCATTGAAGAACTTATTACTTTCTTCTCCTTATTTTAATAGCGTAGGTTTTGAACCAAGAGTTTCGGAAATCTTTTTCTTTAGTAGACCAGTAAGATGTTTCTCAGGTCACTCAGAAAGTGAAGGCTGGGAAGGTTATGAAGTATTATCTATAATTTTAGACGAAATCTCAGCCTTTAAAACAGATGCTGAAACTAAAGGAGATCATAGATCAAAAGGTTCAGCATCAGCAATTTATAACATGAGTAAATTATCTGTTATGTCTCGTTTCCCAGAAGTCGGTAAAGTTATTCTTCTATCTTTCCCTAGATATAAAGGAGACTTTATTCAGCAAAGATATTTTAATTCCCGGAATAATGCTGAACCAAAAACTTGGTCAATCAAAGCTGCAACATGGGAAGTTAATCCTACAATTAAAAGAGAACAATTGGAATCGGAATATATTAGAAATCCAATTGAAGCCAGGGCTAGATTTGAATGTGAACCTCCAACAATGGAAGATGCTTACTTTAGAGATGCGGATTTAGTGAGAAAAGCATTTAACTATGGAGAAGATCCGATAGATGAAGATGGTCAATTCAAACCTTGGTTTAATAATAAAGATGGTCATGTACGTTTTATTCATATTGACTTGGGGCTTAAAAGAGACAGATCAGCTTTATCTATGGTTCACTGTTCCGGCTTAAGAGAGGTTAAAACATCAATGGGTATTGAAACTTTACCTGTAGTTAATGTTGACTTTGTACATTCATGGGAAGCAAAACCTGGTGAAGAAATTAACTTTTCATCTGTACGTCAAATGATTGTTGATTTGTGTAGGAAATTTAATGTTGGGTTAGTAACTTTTGACAGATGGCAGTCTGTAGAAATGATTCAAAGTTTAAAAGCTCAGGGTATAAATGCTAACTTCCACAGCGTTAAGAAAACAGATTATGACACACTGATGACTACAATTTATGATACAAGATTAAGAGGTTATTGGAATGAACTATTAGTTGAAGAAGAACTTCTTAAACTGAGATTGTTCTCTAATAATAGAATAGATCACCCAAACTCTGGCTCTAAAGATTTAGCAGATGCTATTGCCGGGTCTGTTTTTAATTGTATTGAGAATATGTCAATTGACCAAGAGATAGAGATTGAAATCCTCGGTTCAGGTTTAGAATACGAAACCAAAGAGGATTTAGAGGATTATGGTACTGTGACTGTGTATAATGGTAAAGAAGGCAAGAACGTAGCCGGATATTCAAAACAAGTAATGAAGCCTGAAGAGGCAGAAAGATGGTTAGAAACAATATGATTAAGCAAAATAATAATGATCAGTTTAATCCAACATACGAAGAGATTCTTGAAGAGTTTAGCGCAGCTAATTCTCGTCTAGTTCTTGAGAACATTGCTTTAAAAATTCGTTTGTCAAAGGTTGAGTCTTTTTGTAAGCAATTGCAAGAGAGTTCGCAAACACAAACCAAAGACTCAGATGTGTTTTAATATTGCCTTGTAAAATAATTTTATAAAACTTGGTAGTTCGGGTTGCAACAAGAGGTAAGAGTAGGTAAAGTGAACAAGTCAAGAGGCAAGCCCTCGTCAATAAACAATCAGGAGATAAATAAAATGACTACATTCAATATCAAAGCAGTTGATTCTTTTCCAGAAATTACAAGAACTGGTCGTACATCGGAAGAATTAAAAATGATTATTAATTCATTAGAGATGTCAAGCAAGACCGGCACAGTTTTTTCAATTGAAGCAGTTGAAGCGGGAAAGAAATTTAATTCATTGCAACAACGTATCCGTTCACAAGCAAAAAAACTAAACCTTCGTGTAACTATTCATTTTGACAGTAACGCAAACACACTTTTCTTTAAGGCTTCTTCTGAAGCAAAAGTTCCTAGTGAGAAGTCGGTTTCAGCAAAAGATGTCAAGTCCGTAAAGACTGTATCCAAAACAAACGCTTAAACAAGAAAATAATTTAAAAGGAGGGCTTGTGGCAACACAAGCCCTTTTTTTTATGTATACTATCGGCATGGCTATTTTTGAAGAACAAACTATTGAAATTACAAATGAAGAAATTAGTAAATGGTATCCAATGCTTGCAATGCCTTGTTACGATCAACTAATTAGTGAACCTACTTTTATGTCAATGATGAGGGTTGCAATGTCTTTTAAAGATATTGGACTTAAGTTTTCTATTGCAACGATTTCTGATTCTTTGATATCAAGATCAAGAAATCAAATGGTTGCTAAGTTTTTGGCAAACCCAGAGTTTACACATATCATGTTTATTGACGTTGACTTGGGTTTTATCCCTGACGATATCTTAAAGCTTTTGTGGCACGATAAAGATGTCATTACAGGTGCGTATCCGATTAAGGATGTTAACTGGGATAAAGTTAAGTTAAATTCTGATAAAGGATATCCGGCTGATAAACTCTTAGAAAGAAGTTTACGATTTGTTGTTAACCCTGTTAAAAATCCGGGTAATGCTACTGTTAATGTAGATAAAGGTGCAATTGAAATCTATGATGCGGGGACAGGGTTTATGTTGATCAAGAGGTCTGTCTTTGAGAGAATGATTCAGGCTTACCCTGAGTTGCATTACAATGACGATACAGGCTCTTTAAATGAAGAAGAGAGGAAATGGACATATGCATTCTTTAATTCATATGTAGATCCTGATAAGCACAGGTTCCTTTCTGAGGATTATGGATTTTGTAGGTATTGGCAAGAGATTGAGGGTAAAGTTTGGGTTGACCCATCAATTGAGATGATGCATTTGGGAAGAATGAAATATAAAGCAACAATGCTTACATTCCTTGAGGATAATATTGTTTCAACAGAAACTGCAAATGAATTACAAAAGGGCGATGAAGCATAAAACCGTGAGTTCAAAAAAATTGTATACTAAACTTTAGTGTAAGTTTAAGATTAATAAGCGGTGGTTCAAACTTAATCTAATTAAATGGCGGTAAAATTACCGCCATTTTTTTATGAGCCAATTAAGATAGACTTTCCGCAAGCTAACTTCCTTTCATTCATTTCAAACTTGTTTCTTCCATTAATCGCAAGATTCTTCAAGTCTATCGTTGATTAATTAATCACATACTTTCCGCTCTGAATCTTATCTCACTCAATTCCTCACGAGAAAAATGTTTTTCTAAATTTCTTTTATGTGGAGGTTTTTTCTCAACCATTTACCCGATACAATGACAAAGAAAAAAAGTTTTTTAATTGCAAATTAAGTTTAAGTTTAATTCTAAGTTAATAAAATTATTTCTTTAATGAATATGTATACCGCAAACAAACTTATCGTAAGAGAAAGGTTAAGATAGTGAGTAATTTAACAGCTGAGGAAGTGAATAAGCGACTGATGAATTTAAAGGTTGTGAAAAATGGTAAGGATTTTGGTACGATATACCGTATAGAAAATGTTATAGATAATGGTTGTGAATATTTTGAGTGTTATACAACACTTGGTCGCACGTTTAATGCTAATCTAATACTTAATTCAATGTCTGCAATTCGGCTTAACCGTAAGGCAACTACTAATGTAAATAGTGACGATAAAGTTACTGTTTTACCCGTAGGATATCCTGATGGTACAGAAAATGCTAAAAGATTTAGTGGACCTCATAAAATACATATTGCTATTCCTTATGTTACAGAAGCTATAAATAATAGAGCTACTGTAAATAATTCTAATAGTGATGAGAAGAGTGAGGTTATATCTATTACTTCTCATTCAACTTCAGACAATGCTTTTCCTGAAGAAAATTTTGAAGGTTATGCATATAAAATTAGAGCTATACAAAATCAGAGAAAGTTGGGGAATATCTAATGAATGAAGAATTTGATCAAGAGTTTGAAATAGTTGATTTAGATGAAAAAGAATTGAAGAAAATACGTGGTAATAGAAAACCTAGTGTTTTATTAAACTTTGATAGTTTTATAAACTTTGTTGATGATGAGTTTGAAATTGTTGATATAGATTATGATTTAGCACAACAAATAGAAAATGGTGAACAAAATAAAAAACACGTTCACGTTAA